TTGGTATTACCAATTGTTACGCTAATTGCTAGAGTTGGGTTAAGGTCACCATTGACGTCGGAACGAACTACTGCCGGAACAAACGCTTGTGTGGAGGCATTACTAGCCACACACCAAATATTCGTCTGTGACGGCACATAGAACATATAACAGTTTGTTCCGTAAGAAGTAGTGTTGTTGGTAATCACTAAGTAAGTTCCGTTGTTAAGAAACGACGAGACTCCGGGACTTAATGCCCATGAATTAACACTACTAATGAATAAGGCAAACGCGACTGCAATACAAAGTTTTTTCATAGTCTTGTTTCCTTTCGGTTAGGCAATTTCGTAAACGCCTTGGGCGTTCAACTGATTGCTGGTGATTGCGCCCGTGGTCGTCTTGGTGTGCAAGAAGACCATGTATTGATACGGACGTTCCGGCGTGGAGATTTTGTTTTCCTCCTGCGCCATTGGACGCCATTTCAAGTGTTTCGGGTCGATGATATAACAACGCTTTGAGAAGCCCAAGTCGTCGAGTGTAGGGTCGTATTCAAACTCACCCAAACCACGCATACGAATCTTAGCCATACCCATATCGTTTTTGCCTTCTTTGGCGAAACCCTCTTGTGTGTAAATACCTTTCTCTTGCACCTCAAGTTCGAGGGCTTCGATAAAGGCTGTGCCACATAAGGCGACTGTGGGTTTACCACCGTAGCGACGCAGTTGGCGTAGCTCCGAACGAAGGCGACGAGATAGAGTTTGGTCTGTTGCAGACGCAGCTATCTTGTTTACCCCTACTAAGGAGCGGTTTTGCCACCACCAATAAGTGGCGCGATTTAGGCCACCAGTGGTGCCAACGTTGCTTGTGTCAAGAATGACACTAAGAACGCCCGGAGGTTTCTTCGCGTCTTGTGTGCCGTCCTGCCATAACATGTAGTTAACGGTGCGGTCCCAAGACTCACCAAAGTCCTCGATGCGGTTTTCAAGCAAGTCAACGAGGACGTCGTAGTCACGTCCACTATGCTCACTTTCCTTCTGATGGTCGTTAATCGTGATACCGTTCTTTTTGAGTTCGGTATGGGTGATGACCAACGATGCCGCAACTTCCTTCCACGGATATTTGGACTGCAAGACGTTCTGCGCAGTGGCAAACGTCAATGCGTCGTCTTCCGAATAGCCGGTTAAGAAGCCAGCAGTGTCTGACATGAAAGCTCCCTGTACTGGCTGCTCCACATAGGTTAAGCCGGAAGGGAAGTCTTTTTTGTTTTCCTCCATGATACGCATGAGAGGCTTGTCTTGAGTCGTTTGAGCCAACGTTTTACCCCGCTCATAATGGTCGAGCAAGGCATACGCTAGGTCAGCGGCTGCTCCTGAAACAAATGTGCCCATAATTTTTTATTCCGTTTGGAGCTAGTGATTATTAAGGACTTCGGCTGCCACACGGCGACCCCATCCAGATTTCGTCACGTCGATTTGCTCCGTTGTTTGGTTAGTAGAAGAACGCGTACTGGTGACAGGACGCCGATGGACAACCGGCTTGGGAATAAGAGTCTTTGTAAAGGAGTCTACATCAGCGAAGGCACGTTCCGCTAAGCCTACGGCGTCTTGGATACTGTTCACGGGAACAGTATTCCAGAGTTGGAGGAATTTAGCTGCGACCAGTTCGTAACGGCCGTCTGGCTGACTTGCATCAGTCTTAGGCTTAAACGTCGGGTCTAGGGTGGCCTTGCTTTGTGTCCATGCATTAAGAGAAGACGTTAGTTCTTGCTGCTGACGTTGCGAAGAGGCTTGAGTGTCACGTTCACGCAACTGTTTTGCTTGCGCTAGTTCGACACGGAGTTTAGTCTCACGCTTTGCGTCATCAACCGTCATTAGATGTTCATCGACTTTAGCCTGCAAGTCAGCGGGGAGTGACTCGCCAGTAGAAAGTTTGAGGCTTTCGATAACTGGCATTAGTCGTTTGAGTGCTTCTTGTGGATTAGTCTTAACAAGCGCAGCCAGTTCGAGAGACTGTTTAAAGTCTTCCGGCATAATCTGGTTGTCGCGACAGTATTTCTCCACATTCGCCATGCGTTCCGCCACCGGCTTGAGGTCTCTCACCTGCGTCTCAAAAAGGTTCTTCTGTTGAATCACCTCGTGAAAGCGTGGGTTTTTGTCTAAACGAGCATCCTCGTCTTTCTTTTTCGCTTCATCGACAAGGGGTTCTTCTTTAACCTTGTCGTCCTGTTTTACTTCGGTGTCTGGCTCCTTCTTTTCGTCTGGTTCTTTTTTAGAATCAGACGGTTGCGGTGTGGACGAGTCTTCCGGCTTCGCATACTTCGTCTGAATAGATTTAACTATGTCAGCGATAGACTGCGGTTTAGCGTCCGCTGCGGCAGTTGTCGAAGCTGCGTTGTCGACATGCACCTCGGTAGCTGGTGCGGCTGTCGCGGTTGACGAGGTCGCGGCTGTGTTAGCGTCGGCTATGGTTGTGTCCATAAAATTATTTCTGTGGCTGCGGCTGTTGCGCTCCCGGACCCGGTCTGCCCTGTTGCGGCGGCACGTTCGCTCCCGGCTGATGCTGCTCTTGTGGCGACGGCTGATGCTCACCACCTTGTGGTGTCTGCATAGCTCCCGGCTGTTGTGGCATCAAAGGAAACGCCTGTTCGGGGTCAAGTTGGTCGTCAAGGCGGCGAAGTGTTTCGCGAACAAGAAATTGTGGATTCGCACCAGCGGCTTGTAACACAGGGGCAGCTATCTGCCAGTTCCGCATTTCAAGCGCTTTGTTCGGACGGCCAGATGAAGCCGCCTTAGACATAAGAAAAATCTGGTCAAGGAAGTCGTTCCACTGCGGTTGGCCTTGAAGCCAGACTGCACCGGGTCCAGCGATACGTTGGACGGTCTGTGGCGACATTTCCTTCATTAACATTTCACCACCGATGCGGGTAAGCGTCGAAAGGAAGTCATCAAGGTCGTCGATGTTAGAACTGGTGACAGTAAGGCGGGACTGCTCTGCAATGGTGTCGCCAGTAGCAGTAGTACCTTTTTGTGCTTGACCTAAGTTTTCCTGTGACGTGCCGATAGTTAAGGCGATGTCTTGTGACTGCGGCATGGTGTCATACATCTGAGGCTGAATCTGCACGTTCTGGCGGGGAACGATGGCTTTGTCAAGAGGTGTGCCAGTGGGAACGCCTTGCAGTTGAGTCACAGAATTAGAAGGCGCACCTTCGAGGGCTTCTATGTCTTCGTCAGTGAGCATCCCTTTCGACGCAAGATAGCCGGGAGCGTTTGCTTTACGGTGTTTCTTTAGTTCGTTACGGCTACGATTCCACTCCATCTGCGGGTGTTTCATCAACTGCACGTCAGAAGGCGGAAAGAGTGTTATGGCTTGCCCTTCCTCGACTTCGATGTCATTGAACGTCAAGGCGGCGATAGGCCAGAAACCACGAACGCTTGGCTTTAGTGGCGTAGGTGGCATGACGTAGTCTTTATAGCCATCGACAATGAAAAAGTGACTCTTGGTAGTTTTATCGAGGACTTCCCACAAACAGCAGTTTAGTTCTTCCTTAAAGCGTGGGTCTTGCACCGAGCCAACCTTTTCTTCGCCGGTGGCAGAATACAACTTAACTTTGCTGTCAGTCTTAATATCTGTGCCGAAAATGGCATTGACGTCATCGGTTGACATCATAAACTCTTGGGCGAGCCAGCGTGCACCGACAAAACCTTTGAGGCAACGGCAGTGAATGTCAGGAATAACCGATGTCGAGGGGAGGCAGTCAAAAACGAGACGCTCTTGTAAGTCGCCTTGTGCCTCTTGAGTGGCGACACCAAGACTCACAAGCAACGCCTCCATCTGCTCGACACGCGGGTCGTTCTCGTCTATTGCGCCTTCTTTAAGTTTCGCAGCGATAGCCACAGCGCGTCGAGCGTAGTTTGATAGAGTCTCACCGGGACCAGTGGAGGTTACTTGCGTGTCCGTGTCTCTAACAAAGCTGATACGGCAATAGCCAACGGCAGTCGTTATTGTCCGACGCACCGTCTGTTTCATCTGCAGTTTGAACTCGCCTTCTTCCTTGTCTTGCTCGTCAAGCTGATACTGGAAGACGATTTCGAGTGTCTTGCCTACTTTGTCAATTAGCTGACGCATTTGGATACCGTGCTGGTAGTCAGCAAGCAACGCCATTTGTTGCGGCGGCAAAACACCAAGCCCCATTGGGTGCATAGTAGCTGCCTGCACCGCCGGAATAATAGACTCAAGATGGCCGTCGTAAAGAGCAAAGTCAAGGCGGGGGCGTCGTTGATACTCTGCTGTGGGATTGCGTGCATATAGCGTTGCAACCTTTTGGTTGATAGCACGTAGAGTGATATTGGCTTGGTAGCGTTGGTCATCAAGCTTTGTTTGCCCCGGCCACTGCAAGCCCGCCGCAAACTTCATATTGTCACGCATCCGCGCGTAGTCAGCCTTCCACCGACCCTTCGCCTTTTTAATGCGTTTCGACCACATTTCGATAGCGGCGACAGCAGAGGGCGACACCTCCGGCTTTTTAGGCTGCGGTGGCTGCGTCAACACCCCTTCTTGCGGTGCTTGCACTGGCTGCGTCATTGTCGCTGTATCATTCATTAAACGTTACCAAGAACTTGATTAAAACCAGATGTTACTTGATAAGTAGTGCCCCAATATGGCCGCATCGGCTGCTGCTGAATATAACGGTCAACATAAATTATTTGTGGGAAGGGATTCCCTTTGCAACCTTTGTCAAGTAAAACATTTAACTTATTCGCTAGTTCGTTCGCTTCTTGCTCCGTTAACTTAAACTCCTTACCGTCAAGTTTAATACTAACAGAAGGTTTAATTATCGCTTGTATTTCAATTTTCATAAATAATTTAGTCTAATCACTTCGCTCGCGGCTACGCGTATTCAAGTTGTGTTTCACGCCGCTTCTGTCTTTTATCGGCATCCTTCACCCAACCATAGGTTATAGCGGGTGATGTTAAAGATTCCTCGACGATATCAATGCGGTCAGGCGAAGTCATCCTGTCGCATAACGCACCCAAATGTGCGAGGAAGTCGACGAAGTCGTCTGTCTTGCCAGAAGGGAATGACAGTAACTCGTGCTCTGCGTCACCCCACCACGATGCAAATTTTGGAAAGAAGACTTTGAACTGTGCCATCCGGCCTTGAATAGGGCGGGCACGCGTCGGCTTATCTCGCGACGGCGTAACTTCTTCAAGACTAAAATAAATGTTGCGCTCTTGACAACGTTTGCGAATAAACGGCATCAGTGATTTGCTGATATGCCCGCGTTCTGCCCGCCATATTATAGGCTTGAGTGCAGCCACAATGTTAAGCATGCCATCAATGACTTCGTCCGCTGGAGCGCGTTTCCAAAATAAGTTAGGCGAGATATAGAGGTTGCCGTTTTCATCGACACCACCGCCACCCATACAAGTCTTGTTCGCGTCTTCGCGCTCACTGATGGCGTGGTCAGAAGCACAATACATACGAAGCGTCTTGCCCTCAATGTCTTGCGGCTCGTATCCTTGCAACCAATCACGCTTAAAGAAGTCACCTTCTTCTGGGGCGGGACGCTGCTGGTAAAGTCCAGCACGCAGGCGAGGCGTCAGCTTCTCAACCATCACGGAGATTGTTTTGTCGAAGTATTCCGGCCATATCGTCTCACCTACCTTACGGCCAAGAATGTCGTTTTCCTCCGCATAAAACGGTAGTGAAATGATATCCCACTCATTGCCTTCGGACGCAATAAGACGCCCCGCAAGGTCTTCTTCATGCCGTCTGTTACATATAAGAATCTCTATCGCACCCGGCTTGAGACGTGGTCGGAAGTCCATCCTATACCAATCCCATTGCTTGTCGCGACAGAGTTTGCTGTCAGCATCTTCTTGTGAGCCAAGCGGGTCGTCGATAAGACCACAATCAGCGCGGTGACCAGCGATGCCTGCACCGACGCCGGCGCAAAAGTAACGACCACCCTTTGTCGTCTCCCACTCGCCAGCAGCACGACTGTCGGAACACAACGTATATCCGAGGACGTTTGCCTTTTCAAGGACGAGGTTGCGGGCATAATGACCAAATGATTCGGCGAGGGTGTATGAATATGAACACGCGAGGATAGTGTTTGGGGGTAATTTTCCAAGATACCATGGTGGGAAGGCTTTCGACGTATAGGTCGACTTCGCTGTTCCCGGTGACATCATAATCATCAGCTTACGCCGTTCCGCCTTACCATCAACAAGTGCTTGCAACTTGTTAATAATAAGCTGGTGGTGTTTCGCAGGTTCAAAACCACATAGCCTACACCAAGACGTGAAATCCGCCCGCGCTTGTCGGCGTAGTAACAACGTCTCGGCAGCTTGTGCTGGTGTAATCATTTAATCACGTCTACCACCAC